TTACGGTCGCCTCTTGACGGGAGGTTCCGTGTATTCGGTGTGCAGTTTCAGGAAGTAAATATCTTCTCCGTGTTCGTCCGTCACGCGTTCTAGCTTGGTGACGCGTTCAGGAACGCCTTGTAGGTCTTTGATTACAGGCCATACCTTCTTGAGCGCCAGATAGGACAGGATTGCTACCAAGGCAAAGGTAGGGTCTACTGCGCCAAGCAAGTGGGGCAGAGTTTCAATTAGTGCAGAATCCAAGTCGCTATCCTTACGCCGCCAGCCAAGTAGCGCCGGTACTCATCCAATAGTTATTATTGTGAGTGCCAGCACGCGAGGCAATAACTCGCCCGTCAGACTCCACGCGCAAATAGAACTTGCTTGTGCCTGAACCCTGCATCACACCGCCGAAATACTGGGCAGGACGGAACTCTGCTGGAATGGTGCCAATCACGCGGTCAGAGGTCACGTCCAAGTAGTTAGCGGTCACACAGCGGATAGAGCCTGCAAAGTAAACAACCTTTCCGAAACGGAATACGCCGACAGTCTGCCTAGCGGAGTAAACCTCAAAATTGCTGTTAGTGAACGTCATAACGCCGGAGGACTGATAAGTCAGAGCTTCAAGTTGGTTCAAGCGTGCCAGAACGTCATTCAGGTCTGGGTTTCCTGGAGGGACATTAGCAGTCTCAAGCAAGCTCTCAATGCGTAGAGACTGCTGCTTATCTACAGCAGGAATATCCAGCATCTTATCGCCGGGGGTCAGGTAGGGAATGCTGTACTTAGGTGTTACTAGACTCATGCTTCAAGCTCCGTAATAGTTTTGTCTACGAATTTCAGATCAACCAATCGGATTGATTCATCCATTTCGCCAATAGTTGGGTTAGGTGCTGAGCCTCCCCAACGGTCAAAAGTCACTTGGTCTAAAAACTTCAAGTCGTAACCGTCTGAGGCTAGCTTCATACCGATATGCCAAGCAGCATTGCGGTATTCGATCCGGCCACCAATCTGGGTGTAAACCGGCATGTAGTCCTTCATGTTGGAATGAGCACTACCATTGATAAATATTTTGTGCATATTACTTCGAGGCTGCAACCACTTGTGCATTTCCTCTACGTTGCGGAACCCGCCAAGCTTATCCACTAGGAGAGTAGCGTCTCCCATTTTCCAGCGCCACAGGCTGTCTCTAGCTTCAGAAACCATATAACTTGCGAAGAGTTCACCGCCTCCAATGTGCTTAGTCTCTGCCTGCCAAGTACGTTGGCCAATACCCTTAGAACCGGGGAAGGACACAGCCCCCCGGTGGTAACGCTCAGTAGTTCCTGCAGCGTCCGAATAATACTTAACCGATACCTGCGTAATAGCCCTAGAAAGATCGTGTTCTAGCGCACCGTCTGACTCGATAGCGGAAGCCGGAATATCAGAATCAATGCGGACGTACTCACGGCCTTTGACGATCAGCTCCTGCGTAAACAGCGGATACTGAGGAAGCGCCAACACGTACTTGTTATCTCGATTAGGGTCTTTGTAAAAGCCTAGGAAATTCTTAAGTCTCAGGTTGACCCACGAACCTTGGTCAATGCCATTGGTGTAAGGGTCATACTCTGGCTTAGTTGCAACGTAACCACGGTACAGCTCATCCAGTACCGTCAGAGCGGAACTGTTGGTGTAAACCTCGTGAATCATAGTGCTGGTGCTGGTCTTGATGTAGGCAAAGGTATTCCCTGCTGCCTCGTTGATCTTATTGGCGCGGTATTGAGCTACCCGGCTCGCGTCAGTGTTGCCTGCAAAGTTCAGATAGACATTGCCAAGCTGTCCCACTCGGTCAGTAGCCACGATAGATACGTAGTAGCCGTGGTCTTCATTGGCTTCCTTTTCCCACTTACGGGGAGCCATGTTCGCTGTAGTGATCATTCCACGGAACATGTAACGGTTTACCCATTCGGTGCCCGTCCACCATTGGTAAGCAACCTTGAGGTCTTGGCCGGGGAGTACCTGATTACCTGCCCAATCGCCGGTTGGGTCAATGATCGACATAGTTAGGGTTGATGGTTGAATGTCTTCAAAACGTTCATCATTGCCCCAGTCGATGCTTAGACCGTCCAAGGCAATATGAGATGTGCCTATGCCTTCCGACATAGGCACATACTCACCACCAATCCAAATCTGTGGTTTTGGATTGTATGTCATTCTTACTGCTTATCCTCTCGCTGGGGAACGTCCCATAACGCGGTTGTACTTCTTCATTACGTCTTCGATCTGTCGCCCAACGGCCATAGGGTCAAGTGCCCCATCAATCTGAATGTTGATGTTGTTCACCACTGGCGCTTTACCGCCACCGGAGCCGGTTGCTACGCCTGCGAACCCAGCGCCAGTAGCGCCAATTGCCTGAGTACCAACACCAAAGGTGCTTGAGATTCCCACACCAGTTGCGCCAAAGCCGAAGATGCCACCAAAGCCAGACATCCAACTTGGTGCACGTATACTGAACAGGTCACGTACCCAGCTAATTGCTCCACGTACAGCGTCAATGATTCCGTCGAACGTACCGGCGATACCATCAATAACACTTGAGGCAGTGTCGCTTAGGAAGCTGAAGCCAGAGTCCCAAATGTCACGTATCCAACCGATAACAGAATCAACTGCATCCCCGACACCATCAATGGTGCTGTTCACCCAGCTAATAGCGTTTCCTACGGTTGACTTGACCGTGTTCCAGCCACTAGACCAGACAGACTTAACCTTGTTGATAACAGTCTTCACAGTGGTAGTGATCACCAGAACAGTCTTACGAATATGGGCAATTACAGTCGTTACGACTGTTTGGACAACAGCCCAGCCAGTTTCCCAGACACCCTTTACAGCGTTCACCACGGCAGTAACAGCTTCAGTTACTCGCGCCACTGTTGCAGTGACAACAGCAATTGCTGCCGCAAATACCACCTTGAAGAAGTCAACAAATACCTGCCATGCAGTCGTAATGAACGCCGACATTACAGCCCAAGCATCTTGAAAGAACGTGGTCTGCGTAGCAAGCCACACGATGCCAGCGACTAGAGCAGCTACGGCCAAGATGATGAGGCCTAGCGGGTTAGCGCTCATTGCTGCGTTCCAGAGCCATTGAGCAGCAGTTGCTGCGCCCTGTGCCACCTTGAGAGCAACCATCTTGACCATTGCTGCTGCCTGAACAGCAGTGTTCTTGATCCATGCCCCGGTATTGACTACGAGAGCCTTAGTACCTGCGCCTACAGCGGTCATTGCAGTGCGAACAGCCCCACCAACAGTGCCCATGCGTCCAGTGAACGTAGAAGCAGCAGCAGTGGCACTGGAGAAGCCAGCTCGGAAACTAGAGAACGCTGTGCCAACGGCCATAGCGCCCTTGAAAGCTACGGTAGCTCCACGAGCAACGGCCATTGCTGCTGAGTAAGCCTTGAACGCACCGTTGATAGCCAGCACCGAAGCTGCCAAGCCACCGATGCCCACAGCCAAGCCTTGGACAAGGCCGGTGTTTTCGCCTACCCAGTTAGCAAAGCCCGACAGAGCATCTGCGGCAGAGACAACCAAAGGCAGTAGTGCCGTACCAAGCTTGGCTCCAGCGTCAGCGGTCTGAGCCTGGAATCGTGCCAGAGCACCAGCAGCAGTACCTGCTTCACGAGCGTTAGCGCCCAATGCGTCTGCGCCCTGCTCATTCAGCAAGGCCATGATAGCCATAGCCTTACCCTGAGACTCTGCCTTGCCGGTCAGCTTGCCCATGCCCATCTCAGCCATTTTTGCCTTGATAGCTGCCTGATTAAGACTGATGCCGTAACGCTCAATGGGATCCATTTCGCCCTTGAGAGCGGAGGAGATAGCCTCAATAGCTTCCACATTGGAGCCACCGAACTGAGCTGCGAAGTCTGCACCCATACGCACCAGCGAGTCAGTCTTACTTGCAAGCTGATCTATTGGTGTGCCCAGGTTCTTGAGCTGAGAGCCAATGAGAACCGAATACTTTTCATAGTCTGAGCCACTTACGCCAATGTCCTTGGCAGTGGTCTTAGCCATGTTGTGCACGGTGTTTGCGTGATCCTTGAACACTGCGTCTACAGCGCCAAAGTTCTGTTCTGCTTCTGATGCTAGATCAAAAGTCTTTTTGCCAATCGCGGTTAGCCCGGTGAGGATTCCAGCAGCGGGGAGAGTCATCTTCTCTACGCCCTTTTGGAACTTGGAAAGCTTGGACTCTGCCTTCTGGAATCCGTCACCGAACTTCTTAGCGTCAGAGACTAGCTTGACACTAAGAATTGCGGATTTATTCGCCATTTAATTCCACCTAATTGTTTGCCTTGGCTTCCATCTCCATTAGTTCTAGGTAGTAATCAATGAACGGTTGTTCTAGGTCTACTAGGCTCTGGAAAGGAACGCCTGTTTTATAGGAAATGGCAATGAGAGCTTTACTCGGCTCCGTCAGGCTGAAAGTCGGCCTCAGCCTCTTCTGCGTCATCCTCTGGGGTAATGCCCTCAAGGGAGTTCAGGAAGTCTTCAACCTTGGTGCCCTGTGCAACCTTGCCCACGCGGATCAATGCTGCGAAAGCTACGAGCGCCATGAATAGGAAGTCAGACTCTTCACGCTTAGGGAAGTTGTGACGTGCACGCAGAATGTCGTACTTCACGAGGTCTGCGTAAATAGCGGTTACGTTTTCAGTGTTGCCGGAATATTCGACGGTAAAGTTCAGCTTCTCAGCCATTTTGTTAATCTCCCTTTACAGAGCTAATAACTTTATTGAGCTTTTCCCAATAAAGATTGATCCAAGTATTTTCAGTATCTTTTGCCGCGCTAGTTAGCCACGGCTGCGCTTTAATTCCACGAGTAGGCCAGCCCCAGTGAATTGCACCGGGATAGGGCTTGCCCTTGTTGCCTACGCGGATGATGCCTGCACGCTGTGTAGCGCCAGCGCGTACAGTGCTTTTCATGTGGCCGTTCTTAGGAGGGCCAATAGGTGTAGTTGCCTTAGCACGAGGGAGGACTACGGCAGCTGCTGCACGGTTCACAGCGGTTAGGTCTTTCATATCCAGACCAGCCTTCTTGAGCGTGCGCCTTAGCTCGCGCCCTCCCTCAATGCGTAGGTTTTCAGCCATGGCTAGCCAGCGATAGCTTCAATGACAGGTTCGCCAATCACGGTGAACTCAAAGTCAGAGGTTGGCTTGGTGCCCACGTCGCCACCGATTTCCACGGCTTCGACAACTAGCGAACCAGTGATCTTCTTGCCCTTGGCAGTATTCGGTACGAACTCGAACGCGTGGGTTTCTCCACGGTGAGTGAACAGCCATTCAGTCTTAGCGTCAGCAGAGCCGAAGTCCTGGAGGATCGAACCCTCAAGGGTGAACGATTCAGTACGGTCACCTGCAACAGATTCGCCAGACAGAACCTTGATAGGGTCATCCTGATCTACATCTGGAACGAGCTTCACGGAGGTAGTCTGCGAGGAGAAGTTAGTGAGTGCATCCTCAGCGCCAATGGTCAACTGACCAGCGCCAACGGTAATGGTTTCAACTGCCATTTTCTTAAATCCTTACGGGGTAATGGTTACGGGTAGTTCCAGCAAGAGTGCTGGCAACCCGTCTGGAGAATGATTTGAGGCCGATAGAGTGGCCGGAGTAGCTGTACTGAAGCCGTAAACAGCCTTTGTCTTGGCTAATAGGTGCTGGAGGTCATTGAGAGTTTCCACAGCGCCACGGTCAGAAGTAACTAAGTAGACTTCGACGGTGGCGCTGTAGGTTTCCTTGTCCAAATGGTCGAACTCGATAACACCGGGGTTTACCAGTGCTCCAGGTACTTCCAAACGGTCAGGCTCTACAGTGGCGTTCACTCCTGCTGCACTTAGCGTGTCTGCAATCTCTTGAAGAGCGTCACCGTAGAGCATTAGCCCACCAGAGGCTTTCTAAAGGTGTCGATGTTCAGCAGACGGCTAATGTCTGAGTCGTAGCGAGAAACGTAAGTGCTCATGTCGCCTACAGACTCAATGCCATGTGGGGAGTTCTTACGGCGGTAAAGCCGACTTGCCAGCATGACAGCGCCAAGGTGTGTAGTGCCTGCCCACTGGGTGTTACCTTCTGTATCGGTCACACGATCAATGGAGGGCAGGGCACCTACATAAGCGTTTACAGCAGGTACGATCAGCGCTAGGTGAGCGTCATCGGTAGTTACCGTGCGTAGCTCCAACCAATCAATAACTTGCTGCGCAGTAACCATGATTAGACGGCCACGCCTACACCGGTGAAGACCAGAACAGCACCGTTATCGGTGATCTTCTCGGCATTGAACTTGATAAGCGAAATGTCCACGCCACCACGAGGCAGGTCAAGTGCCTTGTAGCGGAAGTCCTTCGACTCGCGGTAGTCGATAGCTCGGGAGTCAGCGACAACCACGGTACCTGCTGCCAGCTCAGGGTTAGAGGTCAGGACAACGCCCGAACCCAGATCAGCCGAACCGTTAGCGAGGTTCACCGAACCCTGCTTTGCCAGCCACCACGGAGCGTCTACAGCCTTGATACCACGCAGGGACGCGAACACATCTGGAGCACAAGCAACAATGCTCATGTTGGCACCGATAGCGCCCAGGGTGTCAGCGGCCTTATTGATGACCGAAATAGCGTTATCCTCGGCACCGGCTGGAATCTGGGTACCACCGGCAACGAGCGAAGCGATAACCTCGGATTCGGTCTGCTCGATGTAGCTATCCATAGCCTGTTCGTACAGCTCGGAGATAACGTCTTCAGAACCGAACTCAACCAGTTCCATAGCAACGTCAACAGCAACGGCCTTGGCCTTTGCCTGCCAGTTCTCGCGCGAGGTGGTGAACTTGCCGGTAGGCAGTTCAACCTTGGAGCCTGCCCAGTCGGCAACCTCGAAAGTACGAGCCTTCTTGTGGCCGGTAACGAACAGCGAGTTCAGTGGCTTCACGCCAATCTTCTCGATGACTGGACGGTTGACCTTGCGGGCTTCCCACAGCTCGCCAATCTCCTGGTCACGAATGTAGACCTTGCCAGTGTCATCGGCTGGCAACTGGTCTGCCAGAGCTGCCTGCACAGAGGCACCGGACTTAGCAGCGTTGAAGGTCAGAGCGCCAAGCTCGACCTTATCTGCGCCAGCGGTAAGAGGTGCTGGCTGTTCAAAAGTTTCGTTGTTTTCCATAGGGGTAACTTCCTCAGTTTCGTTTTCTGCGGCCTCTACTAGACGCGCGTTATCAAAAGCAGGTCGTACTACCAGACCTGCGCCAGTGAGTCGGCCAGCGGTAAGCTGTCCGTTCTCGATAATTGGGTCGGCAATCTCAACAGAGATACCTGTACGGAGTCCTGCACGCGCCAGTTTCAGCGCGTCATTACCTGCCGTAGTTTCTACGATGTTCACAGAGGCGTAAATGCCGTCTTCACGCTCTTCTACAGAGCTGAACTTGCCAATAGGCCGGGTGTAGTCGTGCTCTTCATTGAGTTCCAGAGTTTCTGCTTCTGGAATCTCAATAACACCCTTGTCTGCGTGAATCTCACCTAGGTTGGTGCGTCCAGGTTCTCCGAATGGGAGAAGCTTGAACTTCAATTCACGCGTGTTTTCCTCAGCCTCTACAAGAGAGCCGAAAATGCTAAGGTTGTCCGTCATTCTTTTCCTGTTCCTGTTCAATTTCAGGCTTAGGCTCTAGGTTGATCTTTTTACGGGCTTCATCCTCAGTAAGCAGTCCAGACTGAATAGCAGAACCCAAGTATTCGTACTGGGTTTTGGTGTCATCCTGGAGCAGTTCAGAAGAATCGAATTCAACCTTGGTGCCATAGGGGAACCACATGCTGAGCGTCTGCTCAATGGCTTCCATGTAAGGGTTAATTGCATCGAGCAATTCACGGTTACGGCTTGCCATGTTCGAATAGCTAAGAGACTGTCCCTTGACGTTTGCATCCACAGCCCAAGCTGGGAGGGAGAGCAACCGCGCCATTTGCAAAGAAGATTGGTTACGTCCGTCAATCAGCAGGTTTTCTGCTGGCTGTCCTTGGAAGTCGGCTTCAACAGCCTTGTTCAGGTAGGCAACGGAACCGCCCTGCTTGCTACGAGCTGAGCGCCAGTGTGCTAGAAGTTCGTCTCGCTCAGTCTTGGTAAGGTCAGCGCCTTCCTTCTGCTTAAGCACAGTGTGCGGGATAGGGTTACTACCCACTTCTGCTGCCAACTTCTCTAAGAGAGTCGCTTCTCGAATTGCGTTTTTACCGAAAGAAATAATGCCTTCGTGAATGGCATCAATTCGGATTGAGTCTGAGGGTTTAACCGGCTTATCGAAAGCCTTTACCAGACGGCCATTTTCAACATCGGCCTTATTCTCTGGCACCCACCGTAAAGCGCTTGGCTGACCATTGGTAAGCCGTGATTCAATGATGAACCATGCACGCCCGTAGAACATCATTGCATCTACAGCCCAAGACAAAGTTGTAATGTTCGGTATGCCATTTTGTAGCTGATTTAGCAGCATTGGCTGCGGACTCAGAAGCCCATTGTCCTTGCGTGCTACCAGCGGAAGCCGTGCAACACTAGAACAGATAAGGTTGCGACCCTTTGCCAAGCTTGGAATACTCATTGCTGAGGTTCGATTGACTGGCATTTGATCGGGAGTTAGGCCGTAAAGATCGGCCAAAGTAATCGTTTCTAGATGACTGTTATCTGCCCAAGGACTTTCAACTTCTGAGGTTTTCCAAAAATCGAAAAATCCCATTGAATTCCTTTGTTTGTTCTCTATATATTTTAGCGAGAACACGGTAATTCAATGGGATTAGTCTTTCTATTCAATTAGAAGGCAATTAGCGGTTGGCTTTCTTCCTTGGAGAGCGCCAGGAGCCGTACTGCAACTACTGCTGCTACAACCTCAGGCGGGGAGTTGTGGGAGAGCACCCAACCTTCACCCATTGGCCGTGACATTGCTTCTGAAACTGCCCTTGTTAGTGCTCCGTCGCCAGTATGCTTCACTGTGCCGTCTTCAATCCGTCCCTTGTAAGCAACACAGGCGGTTTTGATGTGCTCGGGAGTCAGGGTTACGACTTCCTTTTGCAGTTCGTCGCTTAGTTCACTGACCAGCGCGTTGTTCTGTGCGTACCTGTCAGCGCCAATGGCCGTAGGGCGGTATTCAGCTAGTTGTTCCAGCGTTGGTGCCAGCCAGTTGATTCCAGAACCGTTGCGAATGACCTTATGGTGAATCTCTCCGCTGTTGCCGTTCTTCCATGCGGCCACAATTGCTGCTCGGGAGCGGTCAGCGTTCACTTCAAAGCCAATAGCCACTTCTCGACGTAGAGGCTCACTGAGTTCTGTCTTGAGTTCTGCCCAAGCCTTGAGGTCAAACACAGCATCCGACTTCTGAATGGTCGGACGGTTCATAAAGGCTCGGATGAACTCACCACGGCTCATGCTCTCCGCTGCTGCTGCAATGTCGGCCTTCTCAATTAGGCCACCTTGTAAGCCGGGGTGGAAGTCCCAGTTAGACGGGTCGAACGGGTCTAGGCCGTCTGCAAGGCTCCATTCAAAGTACGCAATCTGCGTGTCTGTTTCCTGAGTCGCCTGTCTGCCTCGCTCTACCCAGTCGGCTAGGAACGTGCTGTCAGACGTGCCAGCAGTAGAGGTCATAATCAACTGGCGGTCACGCACGGTCTGCTGTGCTGGAGTTACAGCGCCAAGCAGTAGGTTGCCCTCGGCACTATCAAAGGCGAAAATCTCATCCAGCGTTACTGTGCGTGGCGTGTAGCCGTGCAAACTCTCAGGCGTAGGGCTGAATGAGTGGATACGTGAGCCTGTCGGCAAGGTGATCCTAGGAGCGCCAGCTGCCCTGTGGACGATAACTTCATTTCCGATTGGGCTTGCTTGTAGGTTGTCTGCAAGGTCAAAGAGACGTTCTCGCGCATCCTTACCGCTCTGGGCAGTGTAGAACGCCTTGGAACCGGGGTACTTGATACCGCGCATGGTGTCTAGAGACATGACAATGGTTGTCTTGCCTGACTGTCTCGGCACCGTGATAACTACAATCTTGTATTTGTAGTTGCCGAAGCTGTCTTTTTCAGTAGCTACTCTGCCAACTAGCCGTTGCCAAGGCATAAGTGGCCTGCCCTGTAGCTTGGCGGTCATTTCCAGCGCTTTGAGTTCATTCTCAGCGCCAGGGGTGGGCTTGGTTGCGTACAAGGGCTGTGCGGCTCCCAGAGCCTCTAGGAAGTCTTCTTCTAGCATGTAGTCCTCTTAACGGCCAAAGGCCGTCAGAATTGATCTGACGGCCTCTGAGTAGGGTTTAATAAGTTCAGTCATCGGCTATAACGCCATTAATGATGTATGCCTCTAAGATCGACGCATGGTGCGTCATGTGGCTATAGTCCACGTTGGACACACCCAACGCCTTGTATGTCTCAGAGACAATCTCCAACGCCTTTACTCGGCGTTCTTCAAAATCAAGCATTGGCAATGTCTCCTAGGAGCTGTGCTGAGCCGCTTGGCTGTGCTTCTGGCTGAGGCAAGTTCTGAATGAGCTGTCGCAACTCTCGTGCAATGCTTGCTTGCTGGCTGGCGTTCTCGCACTTTGGCCATGCGTTGCATAGTTCTTCAATGAGCGCCACGGTTAGCGCGTCTTTCTCTGTCAATAGCTGTAGTTCGGTAAGTTTCTCTACCGTTTTCTGGGCTGATTCGATAAGCAATTTTGTTCCTTTTGGATAGATAGTTGATGATTTTCAACTAATTTAGGTCGTAGAAAAAATGAATCTGGAGCGCGGGGTGAAATGGCTAATTCGGCAAACCAAAAAACCAGTCGGTTTTGTCTTGTTCTGTCAGCAGATACTCCTCGATCGGCCTGTCTCCACGCCGGGAGTTGCACAGCAGGTGCGAAGGTCGAAGGTTCTCTATTGTGTTCTGCCCACCTTGTGATCGAGGCAACACATGATCGAGTGACAGCCCCTGCTTGCCTTTCATGGCCGGGTCGATAGGCTTCCTGCACAGGTGGCACAACCAGCCGTAAGCACTGACCACCTGATCCTTGTATCTGTGGTAGTCCGCTGTAGTCCAGTCAGCCACCTGCTGTCACCTGACAGGGCACCAGTTCTGTGCTGAGCAGTGCCCCTATCACTTGGATGCACCCCCCTTGTTCCTGCCTACATCCCCCTGCTTCACGAACAGTGCCCCCTCCTTCTCCAGGTAGGGTGCCGGGTCAATTCGGCCTAGGTACCCGTTATCAAGCTCCATAGCGCCAGTAGTGCCTACCGGGATTACCTCGAAGTGCAGGTGGTCGCCGGTGGTCATTCCTGATGCTCCACTTAGCCCAATGACATCTCCTGCCTTGACCTTGCTACCTTCCTGCGCATATACACGCGACAGGTGGGCATATCCAGTCAGGAACCGTGCTTGGCCTTCCCGATGCTCTACAGAGGCACACAGGCCTGCTGAAGCGCCCATGAGCACATGGTCTACGCCTTGCCCTTGGAACTTCACTACGCCGTCATACGCTGCTACTACAGGCGTTCCGCTGGGCACTCCGTAATCAAGTCCGTTGTGGCCGTCAAGCCCCAGAGCGCCATAAGCACGCTTGTTAGCGCCAAAGGGCTGAATGACTTCTCCTCGGCCACCTGTAGGGGATACCAGCTGGATTCGCGCCCGGTGGGTAGCCTTGTGCTGCTTGCCTCTGTCTTGGTCGGCAATATCGCTGAACTCTGGCAATTCGATGCCCTCTTTCTTGTAGATCTTTTTCATATTTGCCCTCTTGTTGTTATCCATGCAGTTACCGTGCTCTGCGTGCCACCACAACTGGTCTAAAGCCGATTTCAGGGTGAAGCCCAGGAACCTCGCGTCACACCAGCAGATACCCACGGCAGTGTGTTCGGTGGAGTCGTATTTCATTCGTCGCATTCCCGGCCTAGTTGTAGTAGTAGTCAGAGCCGTCACGGTCGGCCATGTTCTGCTCAATGAATGCCATGAGTTCGGCCTCGCGTTCTGCTGACATTTCATTTCCTTCAAAACTCATTGTTGTCTTCCTTTTCTTTCGCAATAATCTAAACGATGGATTAATTAGTTACTAGTGAATAACCCTATATACCATCCTATCACAGATCCAAAATTCAGGTTTGACACCATAGCGCCAGGTGTGCTAAGAGCCAAGAGGCTCTGTGCGTTGACTTGAGAGCCTAACTCTCTCCAGATGCCCAAATACCCATGGAAGGCTAGTTAGGCCGTCTAGCGCTTGTACAGGGCTTGCTAGGACGGAAAAGAGGGCAGGTACAGGAATAGCCCCAGCATTGAGAAAGGAAGAAAACAATGCTGGGGCTATTACCTGCTGCGGGAGCGGGAAGGAGGACGCTCAACCGATTCATTAGGAGCCTTAAACCATATGGCCACGGTTCAAGGTATGTATCTATTTTACTGTTTAGTCGGTAATACGTTAGGCGTTTTGCAACTAGTAGTTTAAGCTTCAGGTTATTGTTCATCTGCTATGGGGGAGTTATTTTGGCTGAATCTTCAAAGGGTTGCATTGGCGGTTGTAGTGGCCTACTGGCAGCAGTGATTATTGGTTCTCTTTTGCTTTTCGGGAGCTGTGGAAGCGGGGGTGCTAAAAGCCCGAATAAGTATGACGCTTTCGATAGGTGCGAAACTGCGATCAAGACTCAATTGAAAGCACCCTCTACGGCCAAGTTCAGCAATAAGAACTATTTCGAAGGTTCGACCGTTCACACCGTTTATATGGACGTAGATGCGGAAAACTCTTTTGGAGCTTCTTTGCGCCAAAGGTTTACCTGCAAAATGTCTTTCGCGGAAAGTAGCGGTACCTGGACTCTAGAGGCCATAAGCAGCAATTAGCAGTCCTGGATACAAGAAAAGCCCCCCTGTTTCTATAGGGGGGCATTTCTAGCTAACAACGTGCTTTTGCAGATTGAGGTCGGCTAGAACCTCTACTAATAGTATAGCAGATTTCTTGAATTCATCTCTTTCTCTACTGCCCCGTACAAGTGTCCCGTTCTACCCCCCCTATAGGGGGGTAGAACTTTGGGACGGCAGGTGTCCCGAGCGTTGGGACACTTTTTGGGACACCTAAATTCCGCGTAAACAAAGGGAAGTAGGGCTGTTCGAGGTGTCCCGGTTTTTTGCTTGGGCCGTCCCGGGACACCCTTTTGGGACACCACCTTTGGGACACCTTTTGGGACAGTTGCGTGCACGCAACTATTAATATTAATTTTTATTTTTACAGACAATTATAATTTATTATTATTACAAACTACGCCCAAAAAGATGATTTGGAATTATGTGCTACCCTAGATATGTAGCCGAAAACGGCTACATTGATTAAAGGAATATGAATGGCACGAGATTTATCATTTAGAGACTTGTTAGCCCTGTTAGGACTAGAGAAAGTACTCATTGCACATAAGCATAAGGACGCTGCATCTGGCGGCCTAAGCCAGAAGATTAGAAGCGCTGAATCAGCAGAACGTGTAGTTGAGCAGTTCGGACACAAGCACAATATGTGGTTTGCGGTAAACGAACTGAAAGAAGGCGCTCAGAGTCGCAAGCAGACAGACATTGGCAGGCTTACTTGCTTATGGATCGACTTAGACGTGAAGGATGGTTCCTTTGAAAGTCTGGACGCGTGTGTAGATTTCGCAGAAGCAATGGGGCAGATGTACGGCAGACCCGCTGACGTTTATGTATATAGCGGTAACGGCTTACAGCCCTTATGGGTATTGGACGATACCCCTGAGCGCCGAAACATGGCACTCATGAAAGAAGAACTCACCACTTGGCGTGAAAGCGTCGAAGCTCTTGCAGAGGCTTACGGCGTGGAAGTAGATGCAGTATTCGACTTGTCGCGGATTCTACGAATTCCCGGCACCAGCAATTTCAAAACGGCTAACCCGCGCCCAACGAGCGCAGTAATTAACGAAGGTAACTAACAATCATGACTAACAACGTGAAGACCATTGAGCAGATGAAGGCTATTTCGATTTTCGAGGAGCGGAAGTACATGCAGACCGCTGAGGGCGGTCGTAACGAAGCCCTCAACAAATTAGCGTTCAGCTACGGGCAAGGCGTAGGACACTTGCACAGCGCCCCGGAAGCCTACGACTACCTGATTACTTTGAATGATTCACACGCTAACCCGCTCCCAGCCAGTGAAGCCAAGAGCACTATTGCCAGTGGACTTGAAGCTGGACAGGCACAAGCTTGGACTAGTGCTGAAGCTAAGGAGGAGGACAGCCCCAACAGCAGCATTGTTGACTGGGACAACCTCTGGGAAGCAGACACGAGCGCAGATTTCCTCGTTGGCGATATTATGGAACGTGGGGAGCAGGTCAGTATCTACGGTGCTGGCGGTGCGGGTAAGTCCACTTTCGCGCGTGCTTGGGCACTGTCGCTGGCTAACGGGCTACCTTTCTTGGATGGGGAAGCGCAGGAAGCAGTCAAGGTACTGTTCCTTGACTCTGAGAACGGCTTGAAGATCATTCAGCGCGAGTTCCAGAAGTTGGGTATTCGCCCTAGCGAGAATCTCATTTACATGTCTTTCCCTGAGCTTGGTGCATTGGATACTGAAGCCGGTGCGGAGAAGTTCGTAGCCCTGCTGGATGAGCATAACCCTGATGTGGTCGTGTTTGACTCCGCTAGCCGTTTCATCTCTGGCGAAGAAGACAGCTCCGGCCCATGGATTCAGTGGCACCGTTTGGTTATGAACCCTTTGAAGAAGCGAGGAATTGCTTCTATTCGACTGGATCACCCTGGCAAGGACTTGAGCCGTGGCCAGCGTGGTAGCTCTGCCAAGACTCAGGACGTGGACACCATTTGGAAGTTTAACATGGATAGCAGTGGCCAGCGCATCATGACCTGTGAGCGTTCTCGTTCGGGCAACTTCGAGCTTGGTGAAGAGATTTTCCTGAACTTTACCAAGGACGATAAGGGCAATAGCTACTACAAGGTTATTGACTACTCGGTGCTCAAGAAGGGTAAGTCTCCAGTTGACGCTGCGCGTAACTACATGATCGCCAAGGGCATGGCCATCGAAGACTCTCAGAACACTTGGACTAACTTTTGGAAGGACTCTGGCGGTAAGGAACTCGGATTCACTCGCCAAGACGTTGTAAACGCTCACAAGCAGCTCAAGGCTGAAAGCCTAAACGACTAACTCTTTTTTTTTGTGTCCAAAATTAAATACAAACGTTTTAGAAAAGGAAAAAATGATGGAAACTCAGAACGAAATTGAAGCGCTCAAGGCAGATATGAAAGCCGACCGCGAAGCGCTTGAAGGCGTTAGCGCTACGGTTGACCTGTTGCGAGCATCCCTCCACTTGGCTCAGGACAACCTGACTAAATAA